CTCAGAACGATGCCACTGCGAAAGCTGTACAAGTACCGACGGGATTTGTGGCTGATCCAAGAGCAAATGAATTGGATTCAAACACTCTTCGATCACAGTTGACTTCTAAGGGGGTGACTGTTCCACCCGACTGGGAAGCGTTGTATTCCATCGGTCACAACGATGCTGATCTAGCCACGTATACGTCCAGCCCCCGTAAGGGCGTGCAGACGATGCCCAGACCGCAAGCGTTGGCGTTTATTCGCACTTACATCAACCCGAATTTCAATGAAGGTGACTTTAAGGCGAACGCCAATCTGATCAAAGAGATTCGAGATACGAAAGTGGGTACTGCTGGTGGAAGTTTGATGGCTGGCGGGGTTGCCGCACAGCATCTTGATATGCTCCAACAGGCAGCAGATGCTTTAAAGAATAATAACATTCAATTGCTCAATTCTATTGCAGCGAAGTACGGTATAGCAACAGGTAGTGCTGCCCCCGTCGTCTTCAAAGCCATTGGTCAGAAGTTGAACGAGGAAGTAGAAAAGGTTACGTCTGGCGGAACTCCGCAAGTCGCCTCCCTCAAGGAAGCACACGACAATCTGAACGTCGCCCAAAGTCCCGAACAGATTCAGGGTGTCATCAATGCGTACGTAGGATTGATGAATGGACGTTATAGCGAGATTGACACAAGGGCCAATCAATATACCGGACGGCATATCCCAGTCAGTCCAATGGCAGCGAAAGTATTCAACAAGAACGGGTACAAAGTTCCAGGTCAACCCGATCTGTCGTATCATCCCGTGATCAACAATGGTCTAATCATAGGTTGGACAAACGGTTCCAAAGGTCCAGATGGTAAACCCATAATGGTACAGACGCAACTGTATCGCTAGGAGATTTATGGCAAACGAAGTTCCTGTTCCTCAAGGTGCAACTATCGGATATGACGAAGGTCAATCGCAAGGCCAGATTCCTAATGGCCCAAAGACTGTTCCGGTTCCAGCAGGTTCGACTATCGGATATGGTGAAACTCAAGGTACAAATACACAACCTAATCCAGAGCCTACTTCGGAACTCCCCTCGTATGCTACAGGGTTCGAAAGTGGAAGAGAAGAAGGGCCGCAAGTCCCTACTTCCCAACTTCAAGAGGGTGAGCGTGGGGGTGTGTTCGGTGCGACCGTGGGCGCTGCGAAAGGTGCGGGGTCAACCGTTGCTACGGGTGCAGAACTATTGAGCAAGATTCCAGGCATGGACAAGGTCATCCCCAAAGAGGGAGTTACCGCTCTACGGAGTATGACCACCCCGGAGAATGCTTCTGAAAAAATTGGATACATAGCTGAGAATCTTGGAGAATTTTTTGCAGGAGATGAAGTCCTAAAAGGTCTGTCTATAGCTGAAAAGTTGGGGCTGGCGGAACGTGTAGCACAATACGCTAAGACCTCTCCGAGAGTTGCGGCTATAATCAATCATGGTATGACTGCGGCAAGACAAGCCGTAGTTGTAGGTGGACAGACCTTTGCTCATACTGGCGATGTCGGCGAAAGCGTGAAAGCTGGATTGACTGCTGGTGCGATAGGAGCGATAACCGGCGCTGGTGTTGAAGGCGCAGGCGCTTTGAAAGATGTTCTAAAAGATACTCTTGACACGGGTATAGTTCAGAAGCCCTTGATTGAAGGCGTAAGAACCGCAGCTACCAAAGCCGCAATAGATGTTGGCGGTACTTCAACAGCCGTTCCTCGATTGACATATCAAGAAAGCCCTACAGGTGAGTTAGGCAACATGGATCGCAAAGTCACTACGAAAGTAGGCGACACCGTAATCGGGTCTGCCGACGCCCAAACGACAGGGGCTAATGGCGAAGTTGTAACTATCCGGGGAAATAATATTTCCGATCCAGTCAACCGAGCAAGAGGATATGGCAAGGCGCAACTCAATCGCATGATTACTGAATCCGCTAAAGGTGGAAAAGTGAAGTTCATTAACAGTGACATGAGTACATCATCCGATGCCCAAAATGTTTGGAAAAGTTTACAACGGGATTTCCCAGACGCTGTAAAGCGAACGGACTTTCCTGATAAAGGACGATCCCAATGGACTTTGGATGTAGGTAAGTGGAAAGAGGCGAATGGTCCTGAAGTTGCCAAACAATACGAAGCTGGATTACAGCCCGTTGCTGAACATCCGTCAATCACAAAGAATATGGAGCAAGCGGCAGATGCCGTATATGGCATGTCTAAGAATGACTATGACGTGTTAGATGAAGCCACCAATGGACGATTTCAACAATTCCGTGATAAGGCTTTTAATTCCCGTCGCCAGTTACAGGATTTAGGCACTAGCGAAGATGACTACAAACGAGAAGCGTCTATTCTCAAAGGTCTGAAAGATAACGAAGACTCTATGAGAGAGGCGTTTGCAGAGGCTCGGGCGAAAGGGGTAGACCCCGCACTCATCAATCGAGCGGACGCAAACTTCCGAAAATCCCAAGCGATGTATGAACTCGACAGCGTAATTAAGCGGGCGCATACTGCTGGTATGGGTGGAACGGAAGGTGTTTCCTCAGCGGAGTATTTGAAGCATCGCCCAGAGAAGCTCGATCTGCCATACATGCGTAATCGAATCGAGACGATGTTTAAGAGCGGACGATTGTCAGATGCTTTAGGCGATCAGGGTGCCCGAGACATGCTCAATCAAGTCAACGATGCTCATCTCAAAGAGACGCACATTCTGCGTAATCAGCACCTTGCTAAATACGGAGGATATGCAGCCGGTGCAGCGGGGTTAGGCGCAGCAGCCCATTATGGCCCAGCAGCGATTATCGCAGGGTCTCAAAAATAGTGTTGACGAGCCCAATGATTCCGTAAGCCAGCAAGATTCCACAAGCGATTGTTAGCATGTCAGTTCTCCTATACTGATACAAGAATAGGGGAATCGGGCAATCTTGTCAAGGGCACGAAAGTACCCAAAATAAGTTCTTGACAAGGATTACTAAAGGGCGTATTCTAAAGATAAGAATCGGAGGGTATCTATATTTTGAAGATCGAAGATGTTCATAAGGCCAAATTGGTCGAGACAGGTTGGAGATTCGGGCAATCCTATGGCGGCGGATATTTGTCGGCCCAGATGGTGATGGCGGTTTTAGCTAATCGTGTCAGGAGTGGGCAAGGACAATGGTTTGATGTGATCAATCGAATCCCGGCATTCATGGCGGAAAACGAACTCCCTCCGCTGGTATTTCCTAACGTGTGGGACGGTTCGTTTGTGAAGTTGCTGCATGTCGTCGAGGGCGTGTATGAGGGGTCTGCGACGGATTTGAGCAAAGGTGCACTATACTGGGCGGATTTGAACAGAATCGAACGGCCTTGGTTCAAAGAAAAGATTGTAGACCCAATCAAAGAGGACGGCCCGCATGCGGGTGAGCGTCAACATGCGATTGTCGCCAACATGAATTCGCTTTCGTTTTTCAGGTAGGAGGAATATGGCAAGAATGAAGAATTTGGAAGAGTTTGTCGAGTTACAGGCGAAGGCGATTGAGGCGCTACAGCAAGCCGCTGGAGCATTGAAGATCGCATTGGAAGTCATTCAGAAGTCGCACGCAGAGAAAGGCACGCAGGAGAAGATTGTATTCGTACCACAACCCAGCGTACCGCAGCCTAACCCCATTCCATATACTCCATACGTCGGCGATTTTCCGAATCCATGGGGAACGGCCACGGGCGGCAACGTTCAGGGCGGATTACAGGCATATGCTCAGAACGCTCAGAATGTCTTACAGAATGTGCAATCGAGTCTGGCGAACTTTCAGAGCGGGATGATGGGATATGAAACGGAGCTTCCTCTATGAAAGAAAAAATTCTAAAGTTTTTACGTAGCACTTTCTCAGAGGCAGACGGGTCGGCCAGCGCCAGCAGGGTACTCGCAGGGTTTACCATTCTGGCAACTCTCGGTTGGGTAACGTATCTCGTGCTCCTAAACCATTCCCTCCCCGATCTTGGTGGAGCGGCTATGTTCGTGACTGCGGGCGGTTCTTTATACGGAGTGAACAAGCTATCTGTTGCAATCAAAGGGTCTGGAGACGTAAAGGTTACGGATCAAAAATAGTTCTTGACAAGGTAACGGTACTTTGGTAATCTGGGAGTGTAGGGAAAGAATGGGGGCGGGACGAAAAAATTTAGGGTAATCAAAGCCTGTGTAATATGCGGTAAAGAATTTGATGTTCGAGTATCAGAAGCGAAGAAGTACGTGTCATGTTCTTTGGAATGTTCTCGTATACGACGCACTCAGTTGAAGAATAACTTTATAGATGGGTTGTCAAATACTCCTGAGGGAAAGCGAATTCGTACCCGTCGTAACAAGTTGAGAACGAAATACCACATGACTGTAGATGAATGGGAAACCCTATTCAATGCTCAAGGACGATGTTGTGCAAACCAAAATTGTAGAGTGACAGAGCCTAAGGATAAACGTGGTTATTGGCATACAGACCATGACCATCTAACAGGAAAAATTCGTGGCATCTTGTGTCGTACATGTAATTTGGCATTAGGTCAGGTAAATGATTCAACGGCGGTACTGAAAGGACTCATTGAATACATCGAAAACGCAACAACCTAAAATTCTGGTATGTGACTTGGAGACCCTGCCAAATCAAGGGTATACATGGGGCCGCTGGGATCAAAATGTAATCCGTTTCACCCAAGAATCTTGCATAGCAACATTTGTCTGCAAATGGCTGGGGAATCCAAAGATCATTTCAAAGGCGTTGCCCGATTATCTGGGGTATACCGCAGGCTCTTATGACGATAAGGCGCTAGTACAAGATTTGTGGAATCTGTTTGACGAGGCGGATATCTTGGTGGCACATAATGGGGATTCCTTCGATATTAAAGTCGCCACAGGTCGTTTCATTCTTCATGGCATGAAGCCGCCCAGCCCGTTCAAAACGATTGACACAAAGAAAATGGTCAAGGAAGTCGCTCGTTACAATTCGAATTCCCTCGACGATCTTTGTGGTTTGCTTGATCTTGGACACAAGATTCACACGGACTTCGACCTCTGGGCCGGTTGCATAAAAGGTGATATGAAGTGCTGGAATCAGATGGTCAAGTACAACAGGATGGATGTGCTCCTGCTCGAAAAACTCTATTATCGTCTAGCACCTTTTGCGAAGATTCATCCGAATTTGACGTTCTGGACTGGCGGCGAATGCCCGAAGTGCGGAAGTGCAAACGTTCAATATCGGGGAATCGCTCGATGCATCACCCGTGTTTATCGCCGCTTTCAGTGCAACGAGTGTGGAAGCTGGGGACGTGTCATGAAGAGTGAGAAAGGTGCGAGCGTTACGACAACGAATGTTCCGATTTGCTAGTGAATTCCAGAGGAGGTATTCATGAGTGACGAAGGTTGCAACTGCGGTAATCCCGATTGCGTAAATCGGGCGAAATTCGACGGAAGTGGTGGGCTTGGCGATCACGCCATCCTCACTATCTTCACGAGCGATCCCGTGCAGGGTGAGAAGGAAGAGACGTTCGAATTCCCATACGTCCTGATCAATTTGACAATCCTGAACATGTTTCAAGGGTTGCGCCAGATCACCGGGTACAAGATTGTACGGTTACCGAAAGTCGAGCAAGGGCAATGAGGGTATACATTGCCAGTATCTTCGCTGACAAGGATCGAGTCGCCGCCCGTGCTGAGGAATTGAAGGCTGACGGGATCGAGCCGACGATGGGGTGGTGCTACGAGACGGCCCCGCACAACTGTACGATTACCGATTTCCCTGACGAGTATTTCAGGAAGACGGCGGTATTCGATCTGGAAGATATCGTCGCCGCTGATAAGCTAGTGATGCTCGTGCCGACTGACAAACAGATGGCCGACCAGACACTTCGAGCTATGGCTCGGGGTGGTCGTCACTTTGAGGCTGGGTTCATGTACGCTATGGCGCTGATGAATCCAAACAAGTATGAACTGGTCATCGTAGGTCCACGTGAGAATGTGTTCCATTTCCTCGACGGCCAAAGCGTCACAAAGGATTACCCGGTCATTCAACATTTCGACATGTGGGAGGAATGCCGGACGTATCTCAGGGAGGCGAAATGAGCGATCTGAAAGATAGTGGCACTCGGCAATCTTTTCAGACGGGAGCAGTGAGGGATACTGCAACTGGTAAGCCGTTACTTGAACTCCTTCCCGGTTGGTCTTTGATGGCTTGGGCATGGGTCATGGAAGCCGGTGCACGGAAGTATGCCGCTCGTAACTGGGAGCAAGGAATGCCCATGAGCCGTTATCTTGCATCGGCGCACAGGCATCTTGAAATGTACCGCATGGGATTCCGAGACGAACCGCATTTGTGGCAGGCACTCTGGAATGTGGGCGGTTGTATTCATACAGCCATCCTCGTTCACATAGGCGTCTATCCGAAAGAGTACTACGATCTCCCATGTCATGTCTCGGGGGAGCAACCGCCCGTGCTCGGGGAATTCGAGCGTGAGAGAGTTGATGCGATGATGAAAGGTTCTAAAGTTTCGAGTGTGAGCGTAGATACTAAGCAACCTGCTTAGGAGAGCGACATTCGAATGGGCGTCCGACCCGGCCAACGTAAATTCGTAATCCGGTGGTCTGATGACTCGCCCCGAGTAGGGCCGCAAGTCGGGACCGGCTCAACAAGTAGGACATATGGATAATCTTACAATCTATCTAGCCGCAGCGGCATTCACCTTGGCTGTAGCTCTCGGAAAAGCGTGGTCAAAAGAACAGCGTAGAAAGGCGATGGAGGAGTCTGAGCGCCGGTTGTGGAAAGAAGAAAGGCACGATGAATAACGAAACTCCTGAATCGGCAATGCCGAAAGATTTCTTCACGAAGCTGTTTGAGCCCACCGGAAAGCAAGAGTTAGAGAAACCGATCACCCCACCGGGCTCCCGCATCAGCAAAGCCCTTGCCTCTGAACTAAACGTAAAGGCCGACAAGCCGGAGGTCGTAAATGACTGACCCTAACAGCTTATACGGGGAACTGAGGTACTGGCTTGTCTGGGTATCTGCGTTTGGCGTTGTTATCAAGGCGTATCTCACAGGCAAGCGAGGCGTGCAAGAGTTTGTAGATAAACTCCTGAACAATCACCTCGCAGGAATTGAGTCGGCTACGGTTTCGACTGAGAAAGAAACAAAAACCACAAATTCCCTGCTCAAAGATTCCATGGGGAAAATCGATATGGTGCAATCCACCCTTCAGGAACAACAGACCAAAAACTTACAGGTCTGGCGGGCAGTCACAGAAAATCTTACTATATTGCGAGAAAGAACCTGTGCATGCAACCCATCCCGCAAGGCATCAGCAAAGAGGAAAAAATGAGCAACCAATCGAAAGATTTACCAAGTGCAGCACCTGATTCTGTCACTCGCAACACGAAGGTTGACATAATCAACAACAATCAGACCGTGAGGACGACGCTCAAGGGAATGTCCAACGGTGAGCATGAGAAGGTTTACTCTCGTACGTTATGCCGAGACGTAGAGATTGGCATTGGCCCTCTCCCTGTCGGACCTAGTGGAATCGGCGGGCTCGTGGGAAAGAATCCTTTTGCGAGTTTGGCGCAGGCCGCATATTTACACGTCCACCCAGAAAAATTAGGGACTGCGAAACTTGCGGAGTTTGACAAAGCTTCGAAGGGTCGTAAGATTCCCTACAAGGTCAAGAAGAAATGAAAGACCTGATTCAGAAAGACATAGAACGGCTCGCCAAGAGATGTTTGAAGGCGGGCATCCCTCCTAATGTCGCTCAGACTATGATGGTACTGGCGATGCAGAATGAATGGAAGCGAAAGCTGATCGAAGTACCGGGGTTAGTAAAGAAATAGGGGCCTATGGCAAACATTTCAGCAACAGCAAAGGCGGCTCATACCGTCACGGCTCAAGAAGCCGCTCAAGGTTTCTGTGTCGTTCACATCTCCTGGCCGTCACCTTTCTATGACACGAATTATGTAACGACGTGGGCGATTGAAGACACGGGGAATCTGGCAGGCGGTCCTAGTCTTAATCTCGCTCCGGGCGATAAACACAATGTGTCTCCGACTGGGTTTGATGCTACCGTATATTTGACCAGTTTCCCAGTTGTTCAGGCGAAACTTACAAAGTCAAATATCAGCGTCCCTGTGGACTTTTCAACGGTTCTACAACAAACGACTCTGTACAACATCACTCTGTACTATCAGTCGCTTGGGCTGGGGTCTGGTGCGGCGAGCCTCTCCCCGACGATTTCGTGGACCGATCCGCAGGACAATCCTCAAAATCTTGCGTACCCATATCTTGGTCCGATTAGCGGCGATCTCAGTGATCCGCTACAGAACTATTCGATTCCGTTCCTTGCTCTTGCTGGGAGTACGCTCGATGTTACCACAGCCTTTACAGGTACCCCCTTTGCGTACAATGTAGGGCTGTCAATCGAATCGCAACCAACCGCAGCAACCGATATAACAGGCACGATTTTCATCGTACATGCAATGGCATCACATCGATAGGAGGAAAGGCTTTATGGCAACAGCCCCCATTTACACCCGCACGGCGACTAAAACGTGGCTCCAACAACATGAGAGAATCGTATGTCTCGCCCTCGTTCTTCTCTTTAGTTGTTTCGGCGTGAGCAAGTACTACGATCACGAAGCGACCGTGAAGACGGCACAGGCGACGGCAGCAGCACAGATCGCAGTGGCTGATCACACAAACAACCTCGCCCTCGCATCACAAGCGCAACAGATTGCCCAGCAGTATGCTGTACTCGTACAGACGCTATCGGCCCAGAACGCATCATTGAATGTAGCGATGGCTCAGCGCAACGTACAGCAGAAGGCGCAAGTCGTCACAGACTCAAACCTGCCGATGGCGGGCGTGGCGGCTCGATGGGCTGTCCTGATTCCGACGGTACAGCCCTCGGCCCCGATGACTGGTGGAATCTCCTTGACAAGCGGGCAAGCGCATGATAGTCTTGAGTATATGGAGCAGGTGCCGATGCTCCAAGCGAATCTCGCCGATGAGACCATGATTGCGGGCGACTATCAGCAGGAAGTTCAGAAGTCTGATATCCTGAACGCTGACCTGACTGCACAGGTCACGGGTCTACAGAAAGAGAACACTGACCTCGTCGCAAAGGACAAGGCGGACGTAAAGGCATGCAAGGCACAGGAGCGAAAGAGCAAGATGACGTGGATAAAACGGGCTCTGGCAATCGGATTCGGGCTAGGTCTATACGCAGGTGCACATGGATTTTAACACCGGGGTTTATGTAGTTTGTTTGCTACTGCTCATTTGGGCTTTGGTTCATGGGATGGCTTGGCCGAGGGAGTGATATGACGGTGTTGCTCGTTCTGTTTACGATCATAGTTTTCCTTGCCATTGATGCAGTCCGGTCAATGGTGCGAGTCCCTAGAAATTTAGGGACGATGCACACTACATTCGGTTTTGAAGGTCTCGGTTGTCTCGCCCAAGATGGCGGTGAGAGAGTCGAACTAGATTACGAGATTTGAAAGGGGAATCATGTCTGATGTAACGCTGAATCAACTGGCGGAATTGCCCGCCACCGTCACTAACCACGCAGCCCAGATCGCAGATTTGCATTCTCGGCTCGCTGCACATGAAGCGACTATCGCTGCGATGACGGAGAAGTGGAACGCACTGAGTGTAGCAGTAAACCCGGCAGTGACTCGCCCGCTGATGGCGATACCGTCGGTAAAGAAGTAGACCCTTGGGGCAGTAGAAGTAATTAGTAGAAATAATGAAAGGATTCTCCCCCAATGAAGCTGTTTAACCCCTCTAACCCGGTGATTAGGGCATACTGGTGGTGTGAAGTCCCTAATTTTGGGGACGCCTTAGCACCCCTTCTTTTAGAGCATTTTTCGAACATTAAAGTTACATGGGATACAATTTCTCGTTCGTCTATCGTTTCTGTTGGTTCAGTTCTTGAACATATTCCGCCTCTTTGGGATGGCTATATACTAGGGTCTGGGCGATTGATTGAAGGGTCTAGAACCAATATCATGCAATGCAGAACTGGAATCTCCGCAAAGATACTTGCGTTACGTGGGCCTCTTACGGCAAAAGGAATACCCGGAAATTATGCGATTGGCGATCCTGGTATTCTAGCTAATGAGTTAGTAGATTATCAAGAGAAGCAATACGATTGTGGGATTCTACCTCATTGGCAAGATGAAGAACTTATTCCGAGGTTTAAGAAGTTGATTCCTCCAGAGCAGAAGCTCATTATCATCGATCCACGACAGCATCCTTTGGAGGTTATCAAACAGATTAAGTCTTGTCATAAAATCGTAACGTCTTCGTTGCACGGTATGATAGTAGCTGACTCTTGTGGAGTGCCCCGAAGAGTTGAGATATGTAAAGCCTTAGCGAAAGAAGGGGGGGATTTCAAATTTCGGGACTATTGTGCCTCAATTAGGCATAAGTTTCAAACCGGCAAAGTTTTATCCCCGGATCAATCTAGATTAGAAGATGTCAAATTCTCCGTATATGATGCTTACAGAGAGCTGGCGAGGTTATTGAAATGATCAGGAGATTTCTGGAATATTTACGACATCGCCGTAGGGGTCAGGGAATTAGTATTTTGATACCGTTTCGTTGTCTTGACAAAGATAATCCACGTATGAAGAATGTGGAGTGGCTTCAGCGTTATTGGAAAGCTCAACTTCCTTCTGCGGAAGTTATTATTGGTGCTGACCCCGAAGTTGATAAACCTTTTTCTAAATCTGTGGCATGTAATAACGCGGCAGCGCAGGCAACTGGGGATGTTTTGGTCTTCATAGATGCAGATGGATACATTTCAGCAGATTCCATTGTTTACTGCGCAGAGGAGATACGAGAAGCGAGAAAGCGTAACAAGAAGCTGTGGTTTGTTCCTTATCGTTATTTCTATCGTTTGACAGAGGAGGCTTCAAAACTTTTGTTAAGTTCTGACCCATCTCATCCGTATGTATACGACTTCCCACTAGACGCAAAATATCTTTTGAATGATAGTGGTACTAGTATCGGGCATTGGTATGGAGCAATGATACAAATTGTGCCGAGTGAAGCGTTTGATCTGGTAGGAGGTTGGGATATAAGATTCCGAGGTTGGGGTGGAGAAGACCATGCAGCAATGAGAGCATTGGACACGCTTTACAACCTTCATAAAACTTTGCCGGGTGCAGTGATGCATATTTGGCATCCCATGTTGGGCCCTCAGGGAGTTTCTGATTGGATAGCTAAAGATAGAAGATGGGAAGGTCAAACAGGGACCAACAATACACTTTCTTATAGATATTATCATGCTATGAGAAGTCCTAAGATAATGCGAAAACTTGTCGATGAGTGTAAAAAGGTAGATAAAGGAAAACTATATGAAATTAGGAAAACGTCCGGCTCAATTTGATACGAAAGCATTGCGGTTGAAGGACTATGTGTCAGCGTTGTATGTTCCCCCGGCGTACGTCAGCTATACATGGGGCATAAATGACTGGGGCATGATGATTAATGGCCCTGACCCGACAGAGCCTTCGATACCAGACGGCTTAGGAGATTGCACGATTGCAGCCTGCGGTCATGCAGTGCAGGTTTGGACCAAGGGTAAAATCACTCCATCGGATAGCACAATCCTTTCAGCATATGAGAAATGGTGCGGATATGTATTAGGCAATCCAAACACCGATAACGGGGGAGTTGAGACTGATGTTCTTCATGACTGGCTTGACTCTACACTTGGGGGACATGTCCTCAGGGCGTACGTCTCGCCTCAACCTCAGAACTTCGGGCACATTATGACCTCTATCGCCCTCTTTGGAGGAGTTTACATCGGTCTACAATTACCGAATTCGGCGGTGACCCAAAATCAAAACGGACAAATTTGGGATGTAGTCGCCGATGATGGGGGGATTGCCGGGGGGCATGCCGTATATTGTCCCGCGTATCATTTCAAAGACCCGACAGCAGCGGATGCGACGACGATTACTTGCATCACTTGGGGTCAATTGCAGAAGATGACTGTGGCATTTTGGGATAAATACTGTGATGAATCCCATACTTTATTAGGCGCAGCTTGGCAACCATCGGGAATCAATGTCGCTCAATTAAAAGCAGATATGTCCCTAATAATTGGATAATAGTACAAAGGAGGAAGTATGGAAAACGAAACACCGAAGTATGAAGTAAAGGCACTTGCAGAAAAAGCTACATCCGGGCCGAAGGGTCTGGTCGTGAACGGACAAGAAGTGCCGTTCGTCGCAGCACCTAAACTCGAAGAACTGCCGGGATCGAAGCCCGCTCCAGAGAAGTATCCGGTCATTACCGAAGCTGAAAAGTTACAAGTACGGGATGCTCAATTCGTTCGAACACAGACTCGGGAACAAGCCCAAGTCGCAGTCCAGAATGCCGACCAGAAACTTTCGGCAACCATCAACGCTCTCGCACAGAAGTACAAGATAGACCCGAAGGTGAGTGATTTCAACATGGTTACGTTGACGTTTGTTGACAAACAACAGAAGTAGAAAGGCTGTATGGCAAACAAGCCGTGTGAACATGGTCCTAGAAGATCCTATTGTAAAATTTGTAAAAAATTAGGAACTGGTGGATCACAAATCTGTGAGCATGGGGTCGATCATCATTATTGTAAATTGTGTAAAGGCGCAGGGATATGCGAACATAATCGCAGAAGGTATGCCTGTAAAGAATGTGGCGGTAAAGGCATTTGCGAACATAGTCGTCAAAAGGAGCAATGCAAACTTTGTAAGGGTTCTGCGATTTGTGAGCACAATCATCATCGACAGCGTTGCAAAGAGTGCAAAGCTGTGGGCATCGGCGGGGTAAGCATCTGCGGACATGGTCGCCAAAGACACGTATGTAAAGATTGTAAGGGATCGCAAGTTTGTGAGCATAACAATATCATTCAACGTTGCGCCATATGCCGACCTAATCTAGTCTATAACAGATACCAAAAAGATGCCACGAAACGAGAGTTAACTTTTTCACTCTCTCTTGATGTATTCAAGACCCTCATCTATCAATCTTGTAGATACTGTGGTCGATCTCCTCAAGAAGCAAGTGGGATGGGTATTGATAGGCTTGACAATTCGATTGGATATGAGCCCTTCAATTGTCGTGCGTGTTGTGATCTTTGTAATTATATGAAGTCTGCATTAGGTGTTAACGCCTTTGTAGAACATATAAAACAGGTCTCTAAACATATGGAGAATAATCCCCTTGGCAAATTCTGAAACTTTTCCTTCCAGCCTATTCCCATTGAGAGGAGATATCTCTGCGGAATCGGGTGCTACAACGGTACTCGTACAGGGCATTCAGAACATCCCAGTTACAACTGAACCGCCCGCAGATCAATCCGTTTTAACTTTTGTGGGGGCAAACGGGGATATTGAATGGCTTCCCTCTGGAGGAAGACTAGATGCGATATACGTAAACGGGAATCCCGTCAGTGAAGACGCTCTGATCCTCGTGAACAATCATTTTATTCTCGCAGGAGATCATCTGGGTGTACTTGTAAACGGAACGAGGATAGTCTAGAAAGGCTTTATGGCAGCAAACTTTTCAAACTCAATCCCAACCGCCCCGGCAGGGTATACGAATGGGACGTGGCAATTCGATTTATCGGGTAATATATCGGTATATGTTCCTTCTTCGATTCTCACAAATCAGAACACTTCTCTTGTTAGCCTTCTCCCTGGTGATGTACTTGTATGGAATGGTTCTGAATGGATAAATTCGTCATTTCCAATCCCAGCAGGTTCTCCCGGCGATATCCAATATAATGATGGGGGCATACTTGGGGGTTCATCGGCTACTGTTGATGCCATAGGAAACATCGTAGCCAAGACTTTGACCATCCCATCTAATACCAGTTTAGCCTTGACAGTAGGTAACTTAGCATCGTTACCATCATTTGTTGGTTTTGGTCAAGCCAGCTATGGGGCATTGAATTACTTATCCGGCATCATACCGACGGGAGGAATAAGTCCTACCACAGGCGTAGGGGCGATGATGAATCTCGCAACTTATTGTACCGATGCTTCTACGGCTTCGATAGGTATAAATGTCAACATATTAGGGTCAGGTATTACTGTGGCTCAGGCATTCGAAGCTATAGCTGCCAGCGGTTCTTCGGGAGCCAACGTCATCGGGGTAGACGGATATACAGTAATAGAAGATGGTACAGTATCTAATGCCGATATAAGACTATTTGTTGCGGACGTACCTCAATCACCTACTGGGGCTACAGTATCTCTTGCAGTGGGTTTGTATGCAATAATAAATCCAGGTGCCGGGGCTGCGTTGGCATATGGAGTTGATATACATTCCATAACGTCTGACTCTAGTTCTGGGACTAGCGTGGGTCTTTACATCGCAAATGAGATCTCTGGAGCTACTACTTACGCCATACAAAGTCTTTCCACAGCACCAAGTACTTTTGCAGGTTCTATAACACTTCCTAATTTGATTCTGAGTGCACCACAAACTCCTGCATCAAACGCAGTAGGTACGGCAGGGCAAATTGCCTATGGAACAGTCGCAGGTACGAGTTATATTTATGTGTGTATCGCTTCTGGAAATTGGCAGCGAACGGCATTGACAGCAGGATACTAGGAGAAATATGGCACTTCGAGAAGGTTTAGGTCCGCCGCCGCCGCAGCAGACTTTTGTAAGATGGAATGACCCACACGGAACAGAATTAATAGGATTGAACCGTGATGGGACCATATATTCGTTTGGACTTCAATTCCCAAATGGTTCGTCTATTGATGACTCAGGTAATATCACTACCCAAGGCGTTATTACCGCCGATGAATACACCTTCGGTGGAAATACCATTTATCTTGGGACTTATACTGGAATTGCCGATGTTCAACAGACAGGTATCGGGCTTTTCGATGTCAACGGTAATTCTTTTCAGACACAACGTGTTAATGGAAACAACGAGGTATCTATATTTCTGCTACCGCAATTTAATGATACTGTGAATTATGTTGGACCTTTTCTAGACGCATCGTCGGATGGAACAGCGGCAGGTTCAGTTTTCTCTTTGTCCGATGGTTTTAATGCACTTCTGGTATTAGGGCAGAATGACGGCGTAAATTTTCTGTTGAGCAACATGATAGTCGTAGATAACGTTCCTACAAATTACACTGCTGGGATTCGTAATAAAACCGGGTCAATCATGTATGCCTATGGTGACCCTCTTATCTTAGGGCAAAGCTACTACTCAACTAGTGTTAATTCCATTACCATTTCTAGCACCGTCGGAACTTCAGTTGGGGGAGTATTTATTCTTGCGACTTCATCGACTCCGACTTCAGCCCATACGCCGGGAACAGCTGGTCAACTCGCATGGGATACTACGAATTTGTATTTCTGCTCGGTATCGGGTCCGGGTGGTGGGGCAACCCAATGGAATAAAGTTACACTTACGCCGATTGCATAAAGGAGTGAAATGAGCTTATTAGAAGTAGATACAATGACACTCGGGGATTTATCTTCTGTTCCACCGTACCTCAGCTGGGGTAACATGAGTTATGGAGCCTTGAACTACATGACTGGCACTATTCCGGCGGGGGGTATCAGTCCTTTTTCTGGAGTCGGTGTTCTGTTTAATATTGCAGCATACTGTGATGACGTACACACGATTCCAGCAGCGATTAATCTCAATGTCTTGAGTCCTGGTTTTGCTATTGGAATGGCTGTAGAAACCGCAGCCGCATCGGGGGCTACGCATAGCTGTTCAATTCACGGAGTTGATATATTTCTGGTGGCGGAAGATGAGACTTGTCAAAACATATCCATGATAAGTTGTGTTTGTGAAATTGGGTCTCTTCCTACAGGCGCAACAGCCGCATATGCGGGCGGGTGTCGCACTGAAATTAACCCACAAGGTGGCTTTAGTGGGGGAGGAGGCATTACCTTCGGTGTTGGCTTTGATGTGGCATCCGTGGAAGCTGACCCTTCTTTTGGAACCGCCGTAGGGCTTTGGATTAGGAACGGTATAACCGCAAGTACTACATATGCTATCAAGAGTGATAGCACCGCACAGAGTACTTTTGCGGGATCGTTGTCAGCTACCACATTCATTGAAACTACATCCCTCAGCCCAACTTCGGAAAGTACCGCTGGAACTACAGGGCAAATCGTTTGGGATCAGAATTACATCTATGTCTGCACGATAGGAGGTGCAGCGGGTGTCGCTACATGGAAGAAATCTGCGCTAGTCGCAGCATAGGAGAAATATGAAAACCATCGCACTCACGGCAGTACAGCAATCCGAGATAACCTCGTTGAAAGCGGCTTTGGCTACCGCACAAGCTGCAGCAGTTCCCTATAACAAAGCAATCGCAGTCGCAAATACTGCGTTAAACACGTACATAAACTCTATTGCAGGAGTGCCCGCTGAGTTTAGATCAGTTTCTCCCCGCTTCGGTAAAAGCATACAACTGACAGATGACGGAACTGCAATAGTGAGTCAGTAATGATTTTATACGTCCGTTCCATTCAAAACAGATTCCTCAGATTCCTGTACAGCTTCTTCATCCAGATGCCGCTCAGCATTTACTGGCGGTTTCTGACGGCTTACATCCCGTCGGGTGCTACGTGGATCAACTATACGCCCGTGCCCGACTCTGTACTATTACAGCAATGGACTCTCGCCCAGCAAGGGCTTGCGACCGCACCGTTTCCTATGACGTGCTCGGGCGGGCCTATGCATGCAGCAGACCCACGGGCACTGACCGTGCAGCCGAAACACGTCACCGTAGTCTCTGTACCAGACATTACGCCCGGTGCGATTGTGACGCCTGACTTCTCACAAACACCATGTCATTCATTCGCTGAGCCGTGGCACAAACCGAGAGTCTACGCAGCTCAGAGTATGGTGCCAGTCACGCTCGCTTATGAGTTTGAAAATCTGATCCTCTCGGACCTTGGGTACGATGTATCAGGGAGGTAATATGGAATACAGCCAGAACGGGCTTCATCTCACAGAACAATTCGAAGAGTGCCGTCTTACTGCCTATCCCGACAGTAAGGGAATCCCCACAATCGGATGGGGCCATACTCTAGGCGTCCAACTGGGAGATACCTGTACGCAGGAGCAAGCAGATGCGTGGTTGCTGCAAGATGTGCAAAATGCGGTCAACCATGTCAACTCCCTTGTATTCGTACCGTTGACGCAAGGCGAGTTCGACGCCCTTGTAGACTTCAGTTTCAATTGTGGATGCGAGGCGTTCGCAGGGTCCACTATGCTGCGGTTGCTTAATGCGGGCGATTACTCAGGAGCCGCAGATCAGTTTGAACATTGGGGCAGGTCGGGCGGTAAAGTTATCGCCGGGCTACTCCGTCGTAGACAAACAGAAGTACAGGAGTTCAACAATGTTAGGACTTAATCGAACGGGAAGTTATCTGCATGGATTTCCCATAAACACTGCTACCCATCAATTCGGGAATCCCGTGACTGTGACAGATACGAATCACATAGAACCACAACCAATGCCTGTAGGGACAGGGAACATACTAACCCTTCCTGTCATTTACGGTTCGCCCGTCAATCTACCCCATCAGTTTGGTAACCCAATACCGTACGTCTCACCGTCCAGCGCAAGTGGTTTCGAATTGGAAGATGGAAGCGGAATAATACTGCTAGAAGATGGGACCGAACTTCTGCTGGAAGTACAATAGGAGAATTATGAACGAAAAAATAAGTGCTTTACCCACCCATACGCTCAATTCGGCGGACATAATCCCCGTAGCAGAAGGTGGAGCGAATTACGGTGACACCGTCGGCCAGATCGAGACAGCAGCGGCAGCACTTGTCCCCTGGTCTGCGCTATTGGGCGATTTGACCGAGACTCAGGTCATCCCCTTTGATGGGCCGACTCCCGGCACCGCAGACTCTGGCATCTCCCGCCTCGCCGCCGCCAGCCTAGCGATAGGCAACGGGACGGCGGGTGACAAGTCGGGAAGTCTGTCTCTTACGTACATTCTTAATGGTGGCTTTGATATGTATATCCAAGGGGATGCCTCAGGGAGCGGCTGGCAACTTGGGTACTATCAGTCTGGATTGGGTCTAGGCCCAACCGCTTCGGTATTCTGGGGGTCAGTTAACGCGCACAGTATGGACGCGGGCATCTCTCGCCTCGCCGCCGCCAGCCTAGCGATAGGCAACGGTACGGCTGGTGATTACTCGGGCAGTTTGAAGCTGACCCACCTTGTGTTTCCAAGCGCAGGCGACGAGACATGGAACGGCGACACATCCATCAGCCGCGTCTCGCCAAACGTAATCCAGATAGGAAACACGTCTGGTACCCCTGACGCGAGCGGCACATTAAAATGTGCAACCCTGATTGAAGGTTCTACGCTCACCCCGGCATCTGCAACGACTGCTGGGGTGACAGGGCAAATTGCTTGGCAAGGCACAAATGGAACGACCGGACAAATTTTCATATGTACGTCTGGTGGAACTGCAGGCAGCGCAATTTGGATGGCAGCAACGCTCGCTAAGGTCTAATCACTTGTGGGCGAGTTGAATCCTGTCAAAATAAATGACGACAACACCAACGACGATCTGAATCGTGACGCTAATGACAGCGCACACGGTTCGGATCGTCGCTTTTTGTTGTTCGGTGATCTTCATTAGCCCGCCAGTAAATCCCTGACCGCACCGTAGCGGGAGACTACGGGGTTGAGCCCACGCTCGGCAACTTTTAATTCGTCTTTCGACCTACGCTGGTTCTGGTACTCACGGACCTCAGCAGCCGTCCCGATGAAGACACAGCCGACGTTAGGCTCATAGACTCCCCACTTCAATCCAACCGGCTTGACTTCGAAAATCTTTATCTTGGGCAACCGTTCTTCGATGAATGGTGACATAAATCCTCCCAGACACATTTGGATTTCGGCTCGTTCTGATGCTCGATTTTGTTTCGACGTGCCACTTCACCTAACAATATGGGGAGGGCGGGGGAGGGGAAATTAGAAGTCTGTTCGCCTTGACCTACGCACAATCGTTAGCACGGCTTCTCTCATAGACCCTCCATTTAGAAATAGTAGCCTACTTTTTCTCAACGGTCAATGGCACGTCAGTAACCTTCAGTAACCCTCAATACCCGCAATCGCAAAAAATCGGGTTACCACCCTTCCCCTTCGACCGGACATTGTCGCCCATGATATCGTCCAGATGGACGCCAGTCAATTCACGGATCACGTCCGACAGGATGACGTTCTTCGCCTTGTCTGGACAAACGAACGGATAATAATCGGTGACCATTACGCCGTCTCGCCCGTTGTAATAGTACACGGGTGGCATGTGCGGGCGAAGGCTACAGTACTGCGAAAGGGCACGAATCTTCTTGACTTCGTCTCTCGTGTGTTCGGCATTCACCCACCCGACGCCGCGACTGTATTCCGGGCGTGGGAACTTGACGACCAATCCCGTGCCAACGATCTCATAGGCACGCCGGAAGGCACCATTACCTTTCATGCCTTTTCGAGTCCGTATCTTGATCTCCCGTAGTTTCAATCCAGTGGCTTCCAGTTGGATAACAACTTTTGGCTGGACCTTACGGATGATCCGCAATGCACGGCGTTTAGCGAGCCCGATCTCTCGATTGGTCTTCATTCACTCTTCCCCGATTTCAAATTCTTCTCTACTCTCTGTCTCGCCGCTTCGTGTTCTTTCTCGGCCTTTATCAAGGCCAATGTATCCTTTGAAGGCACGCACTTGTCGAGCAGGTTGTTCAAATCCCACTTCTTTTGCTCGAAGCCCGCTATCTGCATCTGGTAGACTTCAATCAGTTTCAAGGCGTGCTCAAGCCCCTTCTTCCGGGCGGCATCCACCGCAGGAATGTTTGCAGGGTTGTCATACTTCGCCAGCGTCGTAGTTATCGCATCCAACCCATTTGCGATGTAATCCTGAAAATCTGCAAGGGCTTGCCAACGAGTCAATACATCTTCCAGCGATTTCTTCACTGGGGAGACGTATTTGATAATCTCTTTACCAAGATTCTCTTCGGTCTTCGGCTCGGGGTGATTTAGCCCGTGCTCGTCCACCGTTCGATCCTGCTTCCACGCATGATTTACGCAGAACTTCGCAGTCGTATTGCTAGAACTGATTACCCCGGTCTCCGTGCATCCGGGCTCCGCACACGTCAATTCTCTACTACTCTGGTACTCTCTGCCATGCTGATCGCAGTACCATCTCCCGTCTAACAGTACCGTCGAAGGATCGCCGCAATCAAAGATGCAGCAGACCGTTGGATCGATATCGGGGTTGTAGTTGTCCGAATTGTGGGCGTCTTCAGAAATATAGATACCCTCTTTCTACGGCAGTGCCGTCGGTTCGTTAGGTACTGAAAAAACAGAAATGAGGTCATGACAAGCCACTCCGTTGAATTTCCGATGTGCGATCTTGTCATATGTCACGACGAGCGGTCCGGTCTTGCCCTGAAAGAAGTCGGCTACCTGTCCGCAGAATAGAACAGATTCGTCGTAAAGGGTGGGAGTGTTGTACGGACTAAAACGGACGTTCGTTGCCCGGTCTTCCTCAGATTCCAGAATCTGGCCATCAATCGGCTGGGCAAATAAATATTCATTGGTGTTAGTGTAAATTTCCGAGATTCCCAGACTGTTCGGTCTATTGGCTTTCGTTGTAGACCCGTGGGCGAGGAATACCGGCGGTCCGAAGCAGAAGCAGAGGATTGCCAGGATGAGTACGACCCACGTGATGGTTTTCATAGACCCTCCAGAAGTTTGGAGCGGTTCCGCCGCTCCTCGGTGCGGGTCGGATTCTTCATACCGACGCCGCCTATGAATACCTACTCTATCGCAACATCGGGTGCCTTGTCAAGCGCAATCTTCGCCCGACTGACCTTGCATGGTTTGTGACAGGCTGAGCAGCGCCATGATCCGAGCCCCTGAGTCCCGGCTTCCTTGGACTTCATGCCCAAGTAGAGACACGGCGGTTTGGTCGCAGGAGCCTTGCAACATTGCGACGTATACGAATACACCGGGCTACCCTTCTGAACTCTCTGCGTCTTCCCGTGCTTTTTCATAATCGGCCTCCAGTTTGGCTTGTAGCGCACTGTGATAATCATCTACCTTTTTGCGAAGAATGTCAAGGGGAATATTCTCCCGTCTCCATTTTTCGTCGTTTCCGGGCATTTGGAACCACGCAGATCCGGTGAGCACCCCAATCTTTAGGGCATACTGAATTAGGTCTTCATTCTTGTCAAAGCCCGTTTCGTAGAGGAGATCGACTACCGTCTCACGGAACGGCATCGCAACTTTACATTTTACAGCCTTGATATTCACCTTGTGACCGATCACTCGGTCGCCATCTTTGATTGTACCATTCTTGGATGCGGCCACCCTGCGAACTTCTAAGCGTACGGAAGCGTAAAATTTCAGAGCCCGTCCGCCTGTCGTGACTTCTGGCGATCCAAATACTAAACCCACCTTCTCTCGGATTTGGTTGATCCATACGAGCATCACGCCAGCTACTGCTGCTTTAGCGACTAACTTACGACAGGCTTGACTCATCAATCTTGCGTGCAACCCCATAAAACTATCACCCATCTCTCCATTTATTTCCGCTCGGGGAGTAAGGGCTGTTACGGAATCTATGACAACGAGATCGACAGCTTTTGAGTCCACTAACCCTTCAACGATTTCAAGAGCCTGCTCCCCGCAGTCAGGCTGACTTATGACCAACTCTTCCATATTTACCCCTAAGACATTAGCGAACGATGGGGACAAGGAATGTTCGGCGTCTACGAAGGCCGCGATCCCGCCTGCTTTTTGGCATTCTCCAATCAGGTGTAAACATAAGGCTGTCTTACCCGCAGACTCAGGACCAAATACTTCTATGATTCGTCCCCTAGGGAATCCTCCGCATCCCAATACTTCTCGATCCACCGAAGGCAGATTAGTCGGTATGTTTGGAACCGGCTTATTGACTCGATTCCCCTGTCGTTGGAAGGTCGTTGTTTCGAACTGTTTGTCCAGAGTTTTCCCTAGAGTCTCTATTGCTTTGAATCTCGCTGCTTTGTCCATTGGTCTCCTTTAATTTCTCTGCGTCTTCTCGCAGTCGGTTCATTGTAGACATGAATCTGCAAAATTGAACTCTGTACTTCTTGCCCCGTAACTTATCTACGAAGGCAAGCCCATGTTCCTGAATTGCCTCATCAGTGACTTTCACCAATTCGCCATGAGTGATAAAAAAACTGAACCAACACGTCTCGCAATTGCGAAATGTGGGTTCGTTGATACTATCCAGAGCATGTCCGCAGGTCTTCACTCTTTCATGCCGTACGGTGAAGTACTGACCCCGTAATTCCCGTAGCTGTCCTTCGCTAATCTGCTTCGGCCCGTGCTCATGTTGAGTACAATTGTTCTCAGGCATATGATTTTTCCTTTCGAAAGCACTCAGTCATCTTCCACCACTCATCATACGTAAAGGAATTGCTTTTTCCTTGATTACACCGTGGGCAGCATACGACGCAATTCTTAAGGGTATATCCATATTTATTGTCGGCACGATCTAGATTATACCTAAGGCTTCCTCCATGCTGATTATGTGAAACCCATTGAATATCTGCCCAACAATAATGGCATCGTAACACTTTTGTAAACCGTAAAAAAGCGGTGTAGGTAATAGATACTCGATGTTTCCTTTTCTTTGCTTGGCGTAAAAGATGACGATAGAGATGTTCGTATGGTCGTAAATAATGCAATGTCCTTTGTAATTCTCTACGAAAACATCCACAACTTCCCGATCTTCCACTAAGAAGACTTCCCTCAGAAACTTCTGTTATCTTTCCGCAGACACATTTACAAGAATAAACACGCTCACCTCGTCGGGTTCGTATAATTCGTAAGACTTTTAATCTCTTAAAAATCTTTCCTACTAAATTCCCTAATTGCATATTTTCTCCCAGAATTCAATCTCCTCAAGACTAATGGTAGGAGTTATTACCCCATATTTCAGATTAAGTTGATTCTTTCTCGGGAACTTGATATTCTCTTCATCCCCGATTTCGTCTCGCACTTGCTGATTGAGATCGTCCCGCAGTTTACTTTCTTTTATTTGCTCTGCGGTTGGTTCGCTTATATTGGTCATTTCTGACCTCCTGAAAAAACCGGGTAGCACGCTCGACTGTGTATCCCGTGTGATACGCAAAAGTTTCACTATCAACCGGCTCCATGTTGACACCCGCCCAATTGAACATATTCCGTACGGCATGGGTGACTTCGTGAGCAAGTACCTTCGCCATCTCATACGGTTTGTAAATTGTATCCGTACACATGAAGACATGACAGTTTGGGGATTCCGCCCGAAGAGTCAGAGCAAGAGGGTCGTCGTCTCGATGATGACTGGCGGTATGTTTGCCATATTCACACTCAATCATGTGAACGATGTCATCCCCAATACAGATATAAATGCAATAGTCTTGCCACGCTGCGAAACGGACTCGATAGCGATAGTAGCCAAACTTGCATTTCTTGACTTTCATTTTGTCCTCCGTATCGTTCTGAAGTAGCTACCCTTTCCATGTAAAGGAAATATTCCACGCTTGATGAATTCGGCCCCTAATCCTTGAGCGAGGCTATGCATCGTCTCCCCGAGAATACTCTGAGCATGGACCTCTCGTTCGATATAGTCCTCGGAATCAAAATTGATGTATGCCTCTTCGAATGCCCGCCACGCAGTTTCTGCTTTGAAAACCTTATGAAAGACTAACTCAACGTCGGCCCGAAAGTCAACCAAGGTCGGGCGAACGTGATTAGTCGTCCCTTTCCCGCCGCTTCCAATATTGACAGCGGAAACTCCTACCTGAACACCACGAGCCGCTCGATAGGAATCTAGGACGCTATCGAATGCTTTTTTTCTTTTTGCAAACTGCGGCGACTTTTTTTTCTTCATAGCAACCTTTCGCTTTGAGAATCGGATTCCAGTATTCGAAGTACTTAGTCATCCGGGCCAGCATGAAGAGTGGGTCAAGCAACTTCCCATCCACACTCTGTTTCTCCAGAATGCCTGTGACGAATTTGTTACAGGGATAACAGAGCAGTCCCCGGTTACATTTACCGCAAAACTTTTTCTTGCGGCGCGGGCAACACTTGTGCTCGTGATCCTGAAACGCCGTGAATCTGGCGAAGTCTCTTCGGCACATCGCACAGCGATTATCCTGCTTTGCCTTCTGCTCGTTCTGTGCTTCTAGCGTCGTGTTGTAAATGTCTCGGAGACGCTTGTCCTTGGCCCGCTCTGCGGTAGTCAATTGATCCTTCGGTTGCGTTCTTCACCATCGGCTATGTCGCTGATATCGAACATCTTTTCATTCAATATCGCTAACGTCATCGATTCATAAGGGCGACGTGCTTTGATATATTCCCATGCATGTCGTAGGAACTCTGTTATATAACAGGCGTTTATTGACTCTTGAATTATTTGTTCCATGTTCATCTTTCGTCACCACTCCCTTTCTGAGTGCCCCGTGCAATCCGGCCCTCTAATTTGTCGTTACACAATTGATCTACTAATTCATTTCCTTCGTTCCCCGCATGACCCCGCACCCAATGTAATCTATGATTGCCACTAATAATCAAAGTATTGGCCGAAGCCCTCAAATACTTTAACTCTATATGTTTGGCTTTCCATTCACCAGATACGAGTTTTACTACAAGTTGGCTGTCACAATTTATATCTAGATCGGTAATCGAAGTCATCTTAGCATACTTAAGCAAATCAATCAAGCCCTGAAATTCAGCAAAATTATTGGTATGCAGCTTAGGGCCTAGGTAACGAGAGGATGCATAAAAAACGGCATCCCCATCGTAAATAGCGAAGGCACAGGAACATTGTCCACCTTTACAGGCTCCGTCGCAGTACGCTTTTCGCAAAAGGCCTCCTCACCGGTTGTCTCCGGAACTCTTAATCACTCCACGTTCCTTACGATCTCTGAGTTTTTCTAGATTTACTTCAGCGATATGACTCATAGTAGTGCCCATCTCATTTGCGATGGCTGATAAATACCACAAAACATCTCCGCACTCTTTTACAAGATCTTCCCATTCCTTAGAGGGCATACCGGCATCACTCATTGTGCCGGTGTTACGCCAACGCTTTTTGATCTTGTCACAGACCTCGCCCGCTTCTCCTGCGAGGCCCATGGCTGGATAGCATAAATTTGCCCCTACATGCGGATATTCCGCCGTCTTGGTTGCTTCCTGCTGATAGTCATTAAGATCCATTTGTGTTTCCTCCTTTTCCAACAGCATCTTTTTTATCCATCATGATCCGCACGAACCTCCTTTACCCGAAATTTCACAAATGTCCGCTTGTTCCACAAAAATTTGATCCACATGCTTTATTGCGGTTGCCCATTTGACGGGATTCAACGGCTGCCCCGATCTGGCTGCTTCTGGATAAGTAGTCAGCCCTCGCAAACTAGGCAGGTACTTCATAAATACTTTACCAAAACGCTGAACAGTGTCCGAGTTATTAACCTCCGACCCCCACTGAGGAAGGTTAATGGTACTTGAAATACCGTGATCAACATACTTTTGAACGTGTGCCTGGAAACTTAAGCGCCTTTCGACATCCTCTGCCAACACATAGGCATCTTCAATACTTTCTGGATTTAAGCCTCCTTCTTCTATAAGTCTCTTAGCCGTTGGATCAAGAACGAATTGATAGTGCCACACGCTACCTTTAAGATAACGTCTTTTATACGCTGCACAGAATATAGGTTCAATTCCCGTTGAAGTTTCTCCGATTATCCCGATACTTCCTGTCGGAGCTATAGCTCGTGTTTTCACTGGATGAGACAAGTCCCACTGATTAGCATAATGACCGGCGTGCATCCCGCTCTCTGTATACGCCTCTAAATACTTATCCAAATCGGCGTCTATTCCATATTTTTTACCATGAAGTAAAAGCCATTCATGAATGCCCATGAGACCCAAACCAAGTCTACGGTTTTTAGTTCTGATCATATCCACCTTGGCGTATGGTACATCACTATACACCGTACCAGCCAGGAGGAATGCTGTAGCGCATTCTACTACGGCCTTCATGTTTTCTAAGCTATTAATGCGAGCTATATTTATTGATCCTAAGTTACATACATCAGAATCGTCTTCACTACATAACTCGCAGCAGGCATTTCTCAAAGTCTCTTTTTTATTCTTACCTAAATCTATACTGAACCCAGGCTCACTTGTCTTAAGCATTCGTTCCACAGTCGCCCAATACACCGCATTAGCCTGAGAATTTTTTAGATGCTTATCGTCAGAGAAAGCAGCAAAAAACTCATCGTCTAACAAAACACTTATGTTAGTGCCGTCCATTGTAGCGGGGAAGTTAAAGTCCTTTGCTTTTAACTCTCTAACCTCGGGAATCCAATCTTTCATATGAATGAACTTTTGTATATCCCCGTGTGACCAGGAGAGTCCTGCCCATAGCGCCGACCTACGCGATCCGCCTTGCATCACACCCCTCCCAATCTCATTACCCATCTGCATAGCGGCTAGCGGACCCGTAGCATACCCTCCAGTTTTTCTAATTATCTTACCCTCGGCTCTAACTGCGGAGTAATCAGTACCTATTCCCGCACCTGTCATAAGACCCATAGTAAGTTTCTGCATTAACTCTGCCCACCCCTCTCTACTGTCTACAGCTTTGAGTAAAAGGCAGTTGTTAACCATGTGATAGGGTCGTCCGGTAGCGTATAGATACCGCCCACCAGGGATAAATTTCCTGTCGATTACATACTGCGTCGTCTGATCAACCAAACTCTTAGGCGCACTAACAGCTTTGAAAACCGTCTTTACCACTCGATGGGCAACGTCGGCCCAAGATTCTCCGTCTTGAGCGTATTTTTGTTTTAGGACAGTCTCTGCGAACACTGACATCTTATCTTTCATCTTTTTCTTTCGCCTCCACAAAAAATTGGTGTTTCGACATGCAATTATATACCACAAGATATGTCTCTACCTTTGATATACGCCCAGAATAAGACCTAACACTGGTCGGTCGGGCGTGCGAGGGACAATATGGACAATTCAAACATGGTGTTTCAAAATCAGATAACATCTTGAATGCTGTTTTCATCAGGCATCTCTCCGTCCGTCTACCACTTCGTTAATCATACAGACCGCCATCGCTGCGACCTGAACCAGTTCTTTCCGAAGTTCGGACCAATTACATTCCCTTTTCTTGATCTCCTCCCACACTTCGTCAACTTCTTCCAGCATGACGGCATAACCTTCATGCCGCCCACGCATCGGAGCATGTTTTGCCCGTGCCTTGATAACCTCAGACTTTATTTCCTCCAAGATTACGCTCAGATGCACTCGATTGACCGCCTCTGGAGTCTCCGTCAGTTTTTTGTATTCTTCCGGCGTCAAATCTTGTAACCATTCCAAACTCATCACTTGCCTCCGATCCTTTTGTCAATCCAGTACGATGCCTGTCCCTGAGTGAAATCTTCTGGCCACTGCTTTCCCTTGTACAGCCGATTCAACATCTTCATCTGAGCAGGTGTTGCGGGCTTCGCCATCCATGCTGCACTCCGATTGACCAGACAGACTGACTCCGGGCTACGTTGTCGAATCTGTTGGTCTGCACAGCCGAATGCCTCTTCGATGCTCTTACGAACACCGTGGAACAGTTTGTCTTTGATCCGCCCGTCGATCTCCCACTCGCCTAGGACGTTTTCGTATATTCGTACACGTCCTGATTTCGTGCCCGTGCTATCCATTTTCGGGCGGGGAACTTTCATTACGAATCCGCCGTCAATCGCACGGACCCAACGAAACTCAGAGTTGTCAGTGACCTCCGAAGGAAATCTTACGGCAAAAAGATCAACCTGCTCGATGTATTGCTTGATGCTATCTACCGCCTTGAGTTTCGTGAAATCGATAGTATCATGTTCTTCTTGGGCGGCTTCAATTTTTTCTGCGACTTCAACCAGACCGTGTCCCTGTAAATCCAGATTGACGGGCATGCCCATCAGCATCGGCAGTGTACAGAGTGAGTGACTTCCACAAATGTCCACGACATCTAGGACAATGGAATCCGTCTTTTCTGGGTATAGTCGGGTACTTCTTCCCACCATTTGGGTGAAAAGTACCCCGCTTTTAGTAGGTCTTGCCAGTATTATGCAGGAAATTCTAGGTAGATCGACGCCTTCCGTTAGTAAATTACAATTGATCAGTACCTGAATCTTGGAATCCCGAAATTCTTGCAATTTTTCGGATCGGTCATCATCCGACCCCCAAATGGCTTTTGAGGGCACGCCCGCCTCCGTAAAAGTCTCACTAAGTGCCTTGGCGTGCTCTATACCAGCGGCGAATACTAGGGTTGACCTCTGATCCCCAAATTTGAGCCAAGCATCTACAATCGCCTTATTTCGCTCAGGTGTATTGATTGTGGACTCTAGCACGATCTTGTCCAGATCGCCGCCCGAGACCTTGACGCCCGAGATATCTGTCTGGGTGACCACCCGATAGCCTCGTATGGGCACCAACCATTGATCAGTAATCGCCTGCCGTAAACTGTACGAATACACAATCTTCTTGTAAACTTCCCCTAAAGCCCGACCATCCGCTCGAAACGGAGTTGCGGTCATACCTAATAAAAGTTTCTTGGTATCGCCCAAGACGCCGAAGGCTTCCAGAATTCGCATGTATGATTCCGCCAGCGTATGCTGGGCTTCATCAACGATCACAATATTCCACTGGGACATATCGTACTTTATGATTCGGGTAGTATTCAATCGGCCCAAAGACGGAACACTTGCGACTACTACATCAGCTTTATCTGGGTCTGCTTTGTGTTGGGCCATTTCTCGGTCAATACGAAGAGACGGATTCACAGACTTCATTGTGGCGACGAATTGGTCAATCAGTTCTTCGGTATGATCGAGAATTAGCATCTTTCCAGGAATTCGAGATTTTAACTTCTCATAAAGCAGGCTACATGTTCGAGTTTTTCCTGTGCCGGTAGCCATGCTGAGAAGCTGCTGGTGCCAACCTTGATTATATGCCGTCAGCACTGCATCAATCGCTTCGGTTTGATAGAGCCTAGATTCCATATGTCCTTGCTACCCATTCTGCAAAGTCTATTAATTCGTGAATCGACGCATCGTTCTTCATCAAATTCGCTCTGGCGGATATGACCCAGACGTTTCCTTTGATGTACCCCAATAAAGGGACGATCCGGTCCAGTGTCGGACTATTTGGTGTGATACTCCCTTTGCCGCAAACCAGCGGGATTCCCAAGATTGGACAAACCGTAGGAATCTCAAAATCGGTCTCTCGCAAATCGAACTGGCAGTCCTTTTCCTTAGCTCGACGTTTGGCACTATGGAGCAGTTCCCGTTTCGGGTGACGCCGGTAATATCGGGCATTCGCTTCCCGACTACGTTCCGCCTTGGTTTTATTAGCTTGCATTGTGACTCCTAGTATTCGTGTGGCAAAACAAAGCAATCTCTTGCAAACATGAGTAATCGAACAGAGTGTTGGGGCTAGGATAGAAAACGTACTTCCGCCAAGCATCGTACCATTTTACTTGCCCGAGAGGAGCCGAGTTGCCCCGAGACTTTACATCCCAGATACAAGTCTTCCCGCTCTCAATCCTTCCGACAAATTCGTAATCGAGATAACTATCCGGCACGTTTGACCCCTATCCAAGATATATGTGGACAGTCAATAGCCCAATATTCGAGATAGTCGGGCGGGTTCTTCGTGCCCCACTCGGTGGCTTCTCCGGTCTTGAGCAGTTCGTAGTGTTGGCCGGTGCTTTGTACAAATACAATCATCCGCAGCGGAGTATACGATTCTGGGTGAACTTCGTATCCGCCCTTACTGGCATCGACGACAGTTTTCTCGATGACCGGAGTGACGACTAGCTCTGTCATCCGGTCGATGACCTTGTTGACTTCGGCAATTGCTTGTTTAACTTGGTCCGCTCGAATTTCGGATTCGACGGTTTCCACACGATCATGAAATTCTATATTCGCCAGTTCGACCTCATTCATTCCCGACAGCCTTGTCTCGCTCATCTATGACCTCCAAAGTCAATATGTGTTTTGAAACTGTTTTCCAGATCGTCTATTCGTTTTCGCAATTTCACGATCTCTCGGGCAAGAATCACGATCTGCTTGGAATGCTCTCGATATCGTATCGTTTCCGGGCGAGGATCACTTTTCTTTCGAACGGGCTTCTTCATATCTTCTCCCAATGCCCGATTCCAGGCAGCCCGTTTTCAGTCGCAGCAGGCTCACGGTCCCATATCCAGATTTGCTTGCGGCGTCCGATCTTCTTTCCAGCCATCCATTCGGCACGGGCCGCATAACTCTTGTTCCCGTTTTGCTTCTTGCCTCTTCGTGAATCGCTCATATTTTGAATCCTTTCATCCGTTCGAAGTGAATCGTCCCGAGATCGGGATCGATTGTGATCTTTAGAAATCCGTCGTGCAAATTTCTATGGCAATTCCAACAAAGTGTCAAAAGGTTATCGAGTGTATCAGTACCCCCTTGACTACGAAATTTTAGGTGGTGAGGGGTCAACGCAGAGGTGTTATTGCAACTGCGGCAGTGCCAGTTATCCCGCTCATAGACTTCCTTTGCCCAACTACTTACGCCTCTCATGCAATCGCTCCTTCTGCCTTCTGTTTCAGCGAATAGAATCTGAACGCCCCGTCCATAAAGTCGGCTACGATGTTCTCCCCGTGCCCGATCTCTCCCGCCGATGCCGCTCGGGAAACAGGAGTCATGATCTCTTTTTCTAATGTTCGCCGAATGCCACGGGCGTTGTACTTCTTGTCATATCCACGGAGTAACAATTCAGCCAGAGCCGCAGGGGAGACGTTGAGCACGTTCCCCGAAGATCGGGTAAACCTGACTTGAATCTTTTTCAACTCCATGCCCATGATCTCTTCGATCTGATCTCTTGAAAGAGTGTGGAAGACCACGATCTCATCGAGTCGGTTAAGAAATTCTGGTGAAAATTTTGCCTTAGCCGCAGATTGAGCGGATGCCTTGATCTCAGCCTCGTCTTTGGCGTCAGTATTCTCGGGCAAGAATCCCAGCCCGCCGTTCTCAGCGATCTTGCGAGAGCCGACATTCGAAGTCATGAAGATGATCGTCTTCGTAAAGTCAGTCACGCTATTATCGCCCAGCGTGATCGCCCCCCGGTCGAGGATTCCCAGCAGTAGATTCCACAAATCGTCCGACGCTTTCTCGATCTCGTCAAAGAGGACAATCGTAAACGGTACATCGAAGTTTTGTAACTTCTTGATCGTCTCGTCTTTGAAGCGAGCGGGCGTTTCTTTGTGTCCGAGATATCCGGGCGGACTACCAATCAGCTTGGCGATCTCGTGCGAGTGCTGGAACTCCGCACAATCAATCTTGATCATGTTTACGGCGTTCCCTGTAATCCCCTCAGCGAACGCTTCGACGACAGAAGTCTTTCCTGTCCCGGTCGGTCCTAAAAACAGCAAAGATGCAATAGGTCTCTGTGGATCGTTCATACCACTCATAAACTTCTCCAAACAGTTTGTAATCGCACCCGTCGCTTCGTCTTGGCCGACAATCAGAGAGGCAAACTTCGACCTTAAAGTTTGGACCTTCGGGCTCGTCTTAGACGTGTCGATTGTTCGCATAGGCACCTACTTATTCAGATTTTTGTTCTGTTGCTCCCAGTCCTTCAGAAATTTCTGGAACACTGGTTTCTCCTTCGGGCATGTTGTTTGGGTCTTGATTGTAGGAAAGCGCAATAACCTCCGCACAACGCCCGACAGAGGCATCAATGTAATTCCCCTCAGTGTCCTGTCCAACAGACCCGATATTTTTTTGAGCAAGTGCCACCGCCTTATCCCATTCGTTTCGTGCCGCAAGTTTGATGGGGAAGTTAACCCAAACAATTGAATCTTCTCCGACCAACCCTTGTAATTTCTTTACTGCTTCTCCCATCGTTTCTGGCGAATGAGCAGGAGCCTGTGCAATCAAATCCTTGATGACTTCGACAGCGGGCTTGCCTTCGTACATCTTCCCATTTCCGTTCTCATCTGTCAAGTCCAATCGACAAATGGCTCTTAATTTGGCAATCCCAATCGGTTCGAACACAGCCCGCTCAATTCCGGCGTCTTCCATGGTCTGGGCAATTCGCACGAGATAATGTCCCTTGCTCGACCTCAAGTCTATTGTACCAATGTATTCGGTGAAAGTCGAGCACTTTGGTGCATACCACTTGTTTTTCTTCACTTTGTAAAGCGCAGTTGCCAAATCAAACGTGTTCGACGAGATTCCCTTTACGAGATTCTTGATCTGCTTCAACACCTGGGCTGCTTCGCCTGCGACGGCTTCTCCCACGATTTCGGTCGGTGTATTCATACCGATCTGCAATTCTTCAAATGACATATTCCCTTTCTATGCTTGAATCTCTTTCGGCATATTCAGCCACTTCCGATAATCGAGCAGGGCGATGTTCGCTGCTACCCGTGTTTCATAGGCGACTTCGCAAGGATGATTGCCTTCCTCGATGAAGTACCATTTGCCGTCTGGCCCCTGATAAGGATTGGCATTGTCCGTGTTCGCCAGAATGTGCTCGGGCAAATGCCCGGAGTTGCCAGAGCGCCTACCTTTCGCTTGCTTGTGCATCTTGCCGCCCAGCCACGAGAGTCGAGGAGTCTTGGGGGTGAGGTCAATCGTTCCAAGCGTGAGATTACCATGAGAAGCAGTACTCTGCCTCTTCAGGGCTTGCATGAAGTGCTTCGTCAGTCTACGTGCATACGATTCGAATGTCATTTATTCCTTCCAGTCCAGAAAAAAGTATTTTGCTCGGATTCGTTGACCGGGCACTCTCTTGATGCGATGATGAAGTAGACGCCCGCCCAGTTCCTTAGGCATTGCCAGAACCGCATTTCGGGATTCTGTTCGCAATACCGCACGAAACTACGAAGCGTCACATTGTTTCGATTCTCAATCATTGGTTGATCACCGCCATGACGGACTCAGCCGCCCGCTTATAGTAATCGGCGTTCTTGATGATGTTTGCCCGTTTTTCGGGATTCTCGGGATTCTCGGGATTCTCGGCTGCTTGCTGATACAGCTTGCAGGATTTCTGTACATAGTACTCGTACATACGTCGCAGCGGAATCAAAATGTCGCCCGTGTCTTCCAGTTCAACTTTCGTCTCCGTCTTCCGCCAAGCCGTCACGGTTGCTGCCGTCTCTTTTGCCATTATTTCTTTCCTTTCAAATAATGATTTCTGACGGTCTTTAGAACTGCCAGTACATCTGACCCAGATCGTTCGTTGCCGTCATACCAAGTAGTCCGGTAATCATTCTCTTCGTTGTCATCTATAACCGCCCGAATCGTTGCATCAAGCCATAATAGGAATCCATCTTTCGCCATTATTCTACCTCCAAGTAATATTTTAATCTATTTGCCTGCCATTGGGTTTCGTAGGCGGAGGCGGAGGCGGCGTAGGCGGAGGCGGAGGCGGCGTAGGCGGCGGTGGAGGCGGCGTAGGCGTAGGCGGAGGCGGAGGCGGCGTTGGCGGCGGTGGAGGCGGCGTAGGCGTAGGCGGCGTAGGCGTAGGCGGAGGCGGAGGCGGCGTTGGCGGCGGTGGAGGCGGCGTAGGCGGCGGTGGAGGCGGCGTAGGCGGAGGCGGCGTAGGCGGAGGCGGAGGCGGCGTTGGCGGCAGCGGCGTCAATTAGACCATTTGCGAAATCACGGGCGGCTTGAATGGATTTACGAGGGTGTTCATCATTTGGATATTGTTTTTCATAAATTCCTAAAACGTGTTCCGCACAATCCGCAGCGAACAGCCTTAAATTTTTTTCATTCCAAGTATCCACTCTTTTAATCAGACGGGCCTGTTCTGCGACACTCTTGTCTTCTGCGGTAAGCACTTCGCCTCGCACTTCTATTTCGTAAAGAGTCGGCCCAACCCATCGTGGTAACTGATCGAGAGTAACAAAGTGATAGCCTTGTTGGCACAGCACGGGTTTGATTGCGGGCATCCACTTTCCTACAAGCTTTCCTTTAGGAAGAAACCATTTCCCCGTTCCACCATGAACAGGTGAACACCCATCTGCGGCGAGAACTTTGTAATAAGTCATTTTTGTCATATCACTCTCCTGTACTATTAGAATCGTATCAGACTGTCGAGTGCTTGTCAAGCCAAATTTTCGTGCAGGCTTCGCACATTGTTTCCTTGCCATTGCACGATTTTTTCTTTCTCACGCCTTGGTACTCGTCCGCCTTGTCACACTTGATCGCTTGGCGAGTGTCGTCCGCCTTTGTCTCAGCAGCCTGTCGAATCGCCTTCGCTTCCGCAGCCAGATCGCTCATTCGTTCTTCGACAATATGAATACTTCGATATAGCCCTAACGCAAAAGTGTAAATCGCAAGGTCTTGCCGAAACAATTCGTCTCCCGCCATGTGAAACGATTGAAACGCACCCTCTGTCTTGGGCAGTTTCAACACAAACCTACGATCTATATGCTGGTCAGGAAACTCTTCCATGAACGCATACGCATAGAGAGCGGCCTGCGCCATGTAGCTAGGATAGACACCGTTCGAACTTTTGTAGTCGAGAAGCGTAAGGCTGTGTTCATAGGGTTCCGGGCAACAAGCGGGGTCGTCACAAGAACTAGCCCAGACCAGTGCGTCCATCGTCCCGCAACAGTCGAGGCTTCTAGAATAAACGGGCCTCTCTGTGTGGATGAATTGAATGTGATGCCGCTGAAAGAATTCGAGCGCAGAGATTGCACAAGACGCAGCCCGGTCATCCTCAGGAAAGTGTGCGAGCAGTTCGAGGCGTCTCGCTTCGTCGCCCCGGATGTACGTCTGGCCGATTTTTTCGAGGAAGTCATGTGCACTCGTTCCTACGTCACCAGCTTCGATGAGGATTTCTGAATCGGTCTTGCGTGCCGCCTGAATAATCTCATCGAGTGATCCCTCATACAACGGAAACGTTTCTGCGATCTCTGGTGTGATGACGTAGCGCCCTTCGACGAGCAACGCCTTCATCTTTTCTAAACAGACTCGGATTCCCCAAGGCAGGAGAGCTGGTTTGTAAATTACTTTCAACACGGTTGTAACACCTGCGACTGCGACAGGCGTACCGTCTGGTAGAAATCTGTACCAACACCACGGGCCTTTGTCGAACGCCATCTCGACCGGATTCG